CTAGTAAATCTGAAGTTTGGATGGATAGTAGAAACATTATAAAGGCCATATGAATACAAACGACTTTATTGCTCAGATAGACAATCAAGGCGGCATAGCGCCGATGAACAGATTTGTTGCACATATTGCTCCACCAAGCTCAATTGTAGCTCCAGCCGGCCTGCACTTTTATTGTAATCAAGCTCCTTTGGGGGCAAGAACAATAGCAACATCTGATTTGAAACATTATGGTCCAGTTCGTAAAATGGCTAGAGAAAATACTTATGCTGAATTTCAATTACAATTTATAATTACTAATGCATGGGAAGCAAGAAATTTTTTCATCAAATGGATGGATTTATGTGTTAGTACAGTGTCTGCTAATATGAGATATTATAATGACTATAAAGGTGATATTAAGGTATTAGCATTTAATCAAAGTAGTGAAAGTGTTGCCGCGACTGCTAGCACGCATGGGACTCATTATATAGATGTATTCCCTACAAATGTTGATCAGATTAATCTAGCATGGGACCAACTGAATCAACTCGGGCAATTTAGTGTAAACTTTGTCTGTAGAAAATGGATAAACTTGACTGCCAAAGGTGGGAACGAGGAGCAGGCTTCAGTGAGTGGTAATCAAGGAGTTAATTAGGATAATGACTTTTGTAAATATAAATTTTTGAATTGGAGATATTATGGCTTTGCCAGTAGTAGAAACACCTACCTATACAATTAAATTGCATAGTGTAGACAGACCGATAAAATATAGGCCTTTTCTTGTTAAAGAAGAAAAAATCCTATTAACAGCTCTTGAAGGTGGCGACACCGCAGATATTGTTACAGCAACAAAGCAGATTATTAAAAACTGTTGCCTTGATGAAGATCTTGATACATCAGAATTACCATCATTTGATGTTGAAATGCTCTTTTTAAATCTTAGAGCCCGTTCAGTAGGTGAGGTAATTAAAATAGGAATGAGACACCCAGGAGAATCGCCGGAATGTAACGGTGTTACATCTGTTGATATTAATTGTAATGAGATAAAATTAGCTGTCAATAAAGATCATAAAGATTTAATTAAACTTAATAATAATGTTTCAGTACAATTAAGATATCCTGATATTGATAGAATGACAAGACCAGCAGAAGAATCTCAAATGGATTCTATTTTTCAAATTACTAAGGCTTGCATTGCTGGAATATATGATAAAGATGAATATCATGATATTAAAAATAGTTCTGAATCAGAACTGGAAGATTTTATATACAGTTTAGACCAAAAACAATTTGGTAAAATTGTTGGTTATTTTAATACAATGCCCAAACTTCGACATAAAGTAGACTTTGTATGTGAAAAATGTGGAAAAACAGAAAGCGTAGTCCTGGAGGGGCTACAATCTTTTTTCGGTTAATGCTCAGTCACAATAATTTAATTAATTATTATAAGACTATTTTTGCTATAATGCAAAATCATAAGTGGAGTTTGACTGAGTTAGAAAACATGATATGTTACGAAAGAGAAATTTATACAGCTTTATTAATCGAACATATAGAAGAAGAAAATCAACGCCTCGAAGAGGAAAGAGCAAAACATGGCATCTGAAGCTATAATAACAAAAACTGATCCTAAAGAACATTCAACGCGTCAAAAATGGCAGGAAGAAGTCTCTTCCCAATTAAATGCAGACGCAATGGCAAGCGGAATGTTTGTAAATCAAATGAAAAGTTCATTTGATAAACAAACTGAATTTCAGTCGAAAACGACCTCATCCCTCTCCTCGCAATCAGATTCACTTTCACAAGTCGTGGCTAATACATTAAGAACTGCTGACCTTTTTCAGGATTATCTTGACTTTATTAAAGACGTTGAACGAAAACGATTAGAAGCAGCAATGGAAGCAGCACGTCTAGCTAAAGATAAAGACAAAGGTGGTGGACCAGGTGACACTACAAAAATGGATCCAATGGGGCTTAGTTTAGGCGGTATTGCTGCTGGTGCGCTTGGCGCGTTAGGTGTGGCAGCATTAGCATTTAAAGATGCATGGATAGGATGGTTTACCGGAAAAGATGCAAAACCTGGTGATGCTTTAAACAAAGCGCGAAAAGGGTTTTTTCATGGACTTAAAAAATTCTTTGGTTTTGCTGATGAAGCAGATGATATTAAAAAGCTTGGTAAAGCTAGAAGCGGTTTCTTTTTTAATTTGAAAAAGTATTTCGGATTTGAACAAAAATTTCCAGATGAACTCACAAAAAAGAAAACTGGATTTTTTGATGACGTAGCGAAATTTTTAAAATTTGGTGATGACGCAGATGGTAAAGCATCAATTAAAAAAGGAAACTTTACTAAAGCAATGAATAAAATGATGGCGTGGGGTGCAGATACTGGGAAACTATCTGACGCGGCAAAGAAAAAATTCTTTAGTACACAAAATAATATGCTAAAGTGGATGGACAAAGCCGAAGATTTGAGTTTAGCAGATAAGAAAGAGTTTTTGAAAAAACAATCAAAAATGTTAACATGGATGGCAGAACATACTGATGGTATGGACAAGTCTAAAATAAAATTTTTAAAAGATCAAGCCAAAATGTTAAAATTTGCTGAAGGAGCAGAAGGACTATCCGATGCAGCAAAAATAAAGTTCTTGAAAAAACATGCTGACATATTAGATATCGGTGATGATGTAGTTGATGCTGCGAAAGTTGGTAAAGATTCTTTCTTTGCAAAACAATTAAAAATGTTAGGTTTGGATCCAAAAGATATTGACGGAGTTGAATTACGAAAACAAGGTATGTTTTCTAAAATGAAAACAAAAATATTTCATATAGGTGATGATATTTCTGAAGCTGTTGGTAAAGCAAAAACTGGCTTTGGTACAAAGTTCGGATCATTCTTTAAAATGCCAATGTTTGATGAAGGTAGCACTTTAATGAAAGTTAAAACTGGATTCTTAACAGCTATCGATAATATCTTTGGTACTATGTTAAAAGTTACCAAAGGATTTTTCAAATTAATAAATGTACTCAATTTCAACGCACTTGGATTTTTAAATGCAGAAGCTTTAGCTCATCCAATAAAAACATTTAATTCTTTTAAAGAATCAATTGGCAAAGCATTTGGTCCGAAAGAGGGTATCTTCACAAAAGTTGCCGGTACTTTTAAATCCATTCTAGCTCCTTTGACTGATTGGATTAAACCTTTAAAAGATATTTTAGGTTTTGTAGGTAAAATTGCAAAAGTTATCGGTAAAATATTCATTCCTATTGGTTTCCTTTTTTCCGCATTTGATGTAATAACAAGTATTATAGATGGATATAAAGAGGGTGGTATTACAGGCGCAATAGGAGCCGGTATAGAGTCTGTATTCGATGATGTATTGTTTGCTTTACCAAATTTATTAGGTGAAGCAGTTGCTTGGATATTAGAAAAATTTGGATTTGATAATGCAGTAGAATTTATTGATAAAAATTTAAGAGATAAAGATGGTAACTTTTCATTATTCACTGGTATCAAAAAACTCTTTACTATGGCGGTTGACGCGCTTTATGAAAAAGTTATAGACCCTGTTATGGAATTCTTTAAATCAATTCCTCAGATTATTGCAGGAATGATGATGGATTTAGGTGTACCGGATTGGGTTACGAACAAATTATTTTCTGATAAGACTGTAGAACGGGCATCAATGGAAAGAGAAGATCCTGCCGGTTACCAAAAAATGATAGACGCCGAAAAAGCTCAAAAAAAGAAACAACAGGAATTGGAAGACGCAAAGAAAGCCGCCGCCGCAGTTGTCCAGGACAATTCAGTCAAGACCAATAATAATAGTAATGTAAAGGTCGTAACTGATCGAGCGAGTGCGGATAGTAATAAGGATTCTTTAAAGTCTTCAGATATTAGATTAAAAGAAAACATTCAACTTATAGAAGAAGGAAAGGACAGCAGTCCAAATATCTACTCCTTCAATTATAAAGAGGACAAGAATACTAAATGGAAAGGTGTAATGGCTCAGGAACTAATTGATACTGAATTGTCTGATGCAGTCATTACAGACGCAAAAGGGTTCTACATGGTAGACTACACCAGACTAGGATTTCCTATGGTAGAAATTAAAGAATAATTAAATTACTCTTCTTCAGCTAACTTGGCGAAATAAGAAAGAGTATCCCCTTCTCCATTACCTTGATCTACATTGCCACCTTGAGAAGTTTGTGCTTGTTGTTGCACTGGAGGCCTGTTAGGAACTCCACCATCAAATGGAACACTGGTATGATCAACTGTGCCAATTACGGTATCTTCAGCTCTCTGCATATTAGGATCAATTCCTCTTCCAAGAACTTTATTTAACCGTGAAGCCAATTCTTCATAAGATTTAAAATTATCTGGCTTCAAGAAATCTTGAAGAGAATATTGTTGTTTCCAAACCTTCTCCATCTCTTCATCATCTTCTGACATCGGAGTAGGCGCCGCAAATTCAGCTTTGTCATAATTAGTAAAGCCTTCTACTTTACGAATCTTCAACTTGAAATTTGCACCTTCCCAAAAATCAAAAGGATTGACCGGTGATTCATCTTCAAACTGTGGATTCATCTGATCATTGACTTTATCAAAAATCTTTTTTCCGAATTTGAACAGAAAAACTTTTCCTTCATTTTCAGGACGCTTTGCATCTTCAACGACTCTGATATTTGCGAAATAGGTTAATCGTCTTTTTTGTTTACGAACAATATCTTTATTCGCTTCTACCCCAGTAGCCCAAAGACTTGAATTATATTCAGCACATGGATCCTTTTTACCAAGAGTAGTAAGACTGTTTTCAATATACCATCCACCTGGACCTTGAAATCCATGATTGAAAACACGAACCCATGGAAGGTCTTCTCCCTCAATAGGGGGCAAGAATCTGATAACTGCATAACCGTTACCAGCTTTATCCAAGTCGGCTTTCCAAAACCGTTCATCTACGCCAAAACCTGGATTGTTGATTTTATTAAGCTCTTCGCTGAGGTGGCTTAATGAGGAACCTCTTTTCTTTTTCATATCTGCAAACGACATATTTCTCCTTATATCTGCTTTTGTTCCGTTGTATAACGTTTTATTCACTTACTCATAATATTACTATATTATAATACATTCTTTACTAAATGTCAAGAACTTTTTTCAAACTTTTTCTGCTTGCATCAAGTTCATGTGTAAAGAACGGTCTATATTTCATACACTTCTTATAGTAGTCCGGCCACACTATTGTGTCCTGCATATCTCTATTAAATTTGGGTATGAATTGTAAAATATCATCTAGGATGATAAAAGTTTCAATATTTATTTTTTTCGCTAAAGCATAACGAAGTATAGGTGGATGTTGTCCATCTGATACATCAAACAAATCATTGAATTCATTCGAATCATCTGACATGATGTCCGAACAATCTTCACGAAAAATATATTGTAAACTTTCAATACGTTTTCGCCAGTCGCGATAGGTTGAAACACACTTTTCACCAAAAGCATCCCCTATCCACATATTTATATCGTTTAAAAAATTCGATACTAGGAAATCTCTTAATTCAGGATCAGGATATTCTCTTGCTAATTTTTTAAAGAAAAATCGTTCTCTTCGCTTATTAAACGAGGCTGGGGTAACATTACATTTGCCGCCATATTTAAAATAATCGTAATCTGTTGTAAAATGTAATTTAAGAGCAGTGTAAAGATTATAACATTCGAATTCATTCATAATAAATGTATACTTATAACTTCCACCAAATTCCTGATAATATTATAATAATTATAATTTGCTCTATAGCAAGAATAGTGTGATACCAAACCCATCTTGTTTCATAATTTCTATCTCGTTCTAATTCAATTTTTGTTTTTCCCTCTTTAATTCGAGGCAACCAAATATTTTCCCAATTTTTTTTAACTCTCTCAAACATTAATAGGCAACTTTGATGTAGTAGGTATAAAGTTTAAATCTTCTGCTTCTTTTCGTAGAAGACGTTTTAAATCTGTAGATATTAAAGATGCAACAGTTTCATATTCTAATTTATTTGATTCACAGTAATATAAAATAGCGTCCATTACTGGCATTTTAATTGATAATTCCCGAACATCTAAATTAAATGTTTCCGGAGTTAACATTTTTATCATAGAAGTATCTGCATCAACTTTTTTCGCCATAGTCTCCATCATATTTATGTAATGATTCTGCTTTTGCTATAGCTAAATGAGCAAATCTAGTATTAGGTTTAACCGTTGTTTCTCCCCCAATATTATATAAAGTTGCTCCTGCATAATCTTTAAAGCCCGAATCATAAATTGAACTAATAATTAAAACACCGTTTCTATTAAAAGTGCTTCTACCAAGAATAATTGCAATTTCGCCCTCTGCTATTTCTACATGTTGTTTAGACTGAATTTCATAACAAGCACCCTGATCTAAAACAAAGTTACCATTTTCATCGACTTTTTGTTCTATTGATTTTCTATGTTCTTTTTTATCTTCATCCATATGCATTGGTCCTCGACCAATTTTAAAAACCTTATCGACTCGTAAATCAACAGTATTTGGTTGAATCATTGTATCATCGATATTTGTTACCTCAGTAGAGGCATTCACGGGATGTATAAACATTATTCTCCAAAATGATAGGGATTTTCTTTTGTTTTAAATTTCCATTGTTCTACTAAAATATCTTCTTCATCCTTTAATACTAATTCCCACATTATATTTGCGGGCACTGGAGTAGAGTTTTCAAACTTAGTAGAAGAAAAGGATGATCCTTCACTAAACAAAGGACTAATTTCATTACGAAATATAAACATACTACTATCATGATGCATCATACAAGCAAATGTACCATCTACCTCACTTAATTTTGCATTAAATTCTGTATACATCTTTGGCCATGATTCTCGTTGTAAACCTTTTTCCAAATCATCTAATGCTTGATCGAGTACCCACTCTGTATCCCAATCTCCTTCAAATTTACCTTCTTTAATAATACCATTATGCCACAAATATGATTTATCTTTTTTAGCTGGATGAATAAATTTACCTATTGCTAATTCAGTATTATTAACTTCTTTTGATGTCGGCGCTTGCTGATGAACAATACAATAATCCCATTCACCATCTAATTGTTTTACATCTAAAGGACCATATGATTTAATCTGTTGTTTAAGATAAAAACCATTGGCGTCGGGATCTAAATCTTCGTGATATAAAAACTGTGAAACCGAATGGGATTTTTCGCCCCGATATCTATTAAGTTCTACTAATTTTAATAAAACTTCTTTGCTCATGCTTGCAGAAATACTACACATTAATCGCCTTCCTGATAAGGTATTGGATCTATTTCTTGAATATTCTGAAACGCTTTAATTCTTTCAGAACAAGAAGGGCACCTTCCACAGCTACGACCTTCTTCATCTGGATCGTAACATGTTAATGTATGTTTTAATAAATTAAATGTTCCTAGCTCTTTACATATTTTTAATTCTTCTGTTTTACTTAATAAAGAGAACGGTGCAATAATTTGTGTCTTGAATGTTCTATTTAGTACTGTAATGCCATTTAATGCATCTACAAAGGCTTGGCTTGTATCCCAATACCCATATTCATCATGAACTTGAAGTCCGCAAAAAATGTATTCTGCCTTTACTACTTCTGCAAAAGCACATGCATTACTTAACAACATCATATTCCTAAACGGGACATATGTAACAGGTTGTGGATCTCCCAACACTTCTTTAATGTCGGGCATGTCAATATCAGTGCCAGATATATTTGCACTAATAGGTTGAACTAACTCTCCGAAATAACCTATATCTAATTGCTTATGAGGTACACCTAATTCACGACATAATTCTTTTGCCTTCATACATTCTTCAGCTTGCTTTTGACCATAGTTAAATGTTAAAGCAAATACTTTTTCTGGTCCATAATGTCGGGCTAACATCATTGTAACAATAGAACTATCCATGCCGCCTGATAATATTACCGCAACATTATTTTCAATTTCCGGAAGTTTGTTTCTCGCTTCTCGTAAATTCATATTAACCTTCTGTAACTGTTTTGATTAGTCTTTCGAGATACCATTGTGCTTTTTTTAAATCTTCTAATTGTTTTTCTTTATTTTCATAACCTTTTTCGGTTTTCTTACCAGCTCGCAATACATACTTAACAACATTTCCACGATGAAAATTTAAATCAAAAGCTTCTATAACATCAATTGCTTCTAAGTTAGTATTACTTTGATAATGTTCTGGATCTATCTTATTAGCCATATGGACCGGAATATGTAAAATATTTAAAATAATCTAAATTCTCCGGATATTTTCTTTCGGGGAATTTGCCTGTAACGATTTGTCTAAAACTATCAACATTATAATATAAAAGATTTAAATTAATATCTTCTTCTTTCATATCATAAACAGAATCAAATGTTGATATTGGTTTTTGTGTTAATCCCCATCCGTGAGCACATCGTGCATAAGGCGTTCCATCTAATGCTGCCATTACCGGATTAGAAGTGTCTATACTATGAATCCAATTATAATCTCTATAATGTGCGAATTCCCTTGCTTGCCAAGATCCTAATAGATGATGTTTTAAACTTTTATTAATACACTCCTTATCCATTTTTTCAAGTAATTTAATTCTTTCATTTGCTTGAAGAGTCGGATCCTTATCGGCCCAAGAATATACAAATGG